ATAAAAACCCTGGCTCACTCGAAGCACTCCAAAATGTCGTCAACACAACCGCGCAAGCAACCCAACAAAGTCAACCCCAGCCCCCTCAACAATGATGAGGAGGTGATTGAAGAGCCCACTGTAATTGTTCCTAAGGAGCAGTTTAAGTACGGTGATGTAAAAGTTACCTCTCCGGGTGTTGGCCGTGTTTCCATTACCATTCACTAAACCAAATGTCTGAAATTGTTTTTGATGCAACTGATCCAGATGTTACTGCTGCTCGGGCAACCGAAGAACAGCGCCTTCTGGAAATTGGAAGCAATCTAACCGATAAGCAAGAAGCTGATTCTCTTGAGCAGTATCGGCGCAGTGAGCTTGAAGCCAACGATCATACTCAATATGCTGGTAAATTCAAATCAGCAGAGGATCTTGAGAAGGCTTACCTTGAACTTCAAAAGAAACTAGGACAAAAGGATGAAGGAGTAGAGGATGACTCCACTTCTGACTCTGCCCCGGACTCTGCCCCTGATGAAGAGGAAGAAGTTCAGTCTCCTGTGTCGAAGCGGGTAGACTTCCTCAAGGAAGCATCAGATGAATATTACTCAAATGATAATGAGCTTAAACCGGAGACAATCCAAAAGCTTAAGGAGATGCCTTCTGAGGAACTCATTGAAGCATACCTTGAACTCCAAAAGAATAACCCAGTAGCCAAAGCACAGCCCCTTTCGGATGATGCTGCCAAAACTATTGTTGATTCTGTGGGTGGACAGGATGCTTACAACGATACTCTTGCCTGGGCTGCCGATAATCTCAAGCCAGAGGAAGTTGCTGCTTATGACAACGTTGTTAACAGTGGTAACAAGGATGCTATTTTCTTTGCCGTTCAAGCATTGAATCAACGGTTCAAAGATTCCGTTGGCTTTGAAGGTCAACAGATCTCTGGTCGTGCACCTAAGAGCACCGTCAAGGGATTCCGTTCGAACGCTGAACTGGCTAACGCTATCAGTGATCCACGGTATCGTAATGACCCTGCTTATCGGTATGACATCGAACAAAAACTCGCCGCATCAGGCGACTTGATGTAGAATAAACTGGTGACCGTCGGGATGACAGGCCACCTTTACCTAAGACGCGCTGTAAGCAATATTAAAGTTCTTTGCAATTTCATCATGTTTTCTTTGCTAACTACTCTATCCGTCATTAGTTCTTGGTATGGTCCTGGTTTTCAGGGTAATCCAACTGCTAATGGTGAACGATTCAATCAACACGCTCTTACTGCCGCGCACAAGACACTACCTTTTGGAACACGCCTACGGGTTTGTTTCAAACGGTGTGCCGTGGTTCGTGTAAATGATCGAGGCCCTTACATTCATGGAAGGTCATTAGATCTTAGTAAAGGTGCGGCTGATGTCATCGGTCTCACTGGCTCTGGAGTTGGCCAAGTCAAAGTAACACGACTTAGTTAACACTTTATTTCAGGATTGGGGGCACCTCAGAGTCGGACCCCCTTTTCTATTGAGGAAGGATACCTCTTTAAAAAACCAACCGGTTGGAGTATTGGCCCGCTGCGGTGGACACCCAATACAACACATCTTTATTGCTTATTCTTTTAAAATACAAGTACTTGTAATAGTTATAAACTCTTCTACCATTACAAAACAATGACTGCTTCAGTAACTTATCTGGGCGAAGCCAATAAGGCGGGTGGACAATCACCCACTTACGCCCAACGTACTAGCCTTTTCCTTAAGCTGTTCACCGGCGAAGTCTACGAGGCTTTCCGTAACAGCACCATTGCAAAAGATCTGGTCATGAACCGGACTCTGCGTGGTGGCAAACAGGCCCAATTTATTCACACCGGTCGCATCAGCGCAGGCTATCGCACTCCTGGTGTGGCGATTTTGGGTTCGGGCAACCCCCCTTCCGCCGAGACCACCATCTCGCTGGATGACCTTCTGGTGGCATCTGCCTTCGTCGATAACCTCGATGAAATTATGTCCCAGTACGACATTCGCGGCCCCATCGCGCGTCAAATCGGTCAAAGCCTGGCTGAATTCTATGATCGCCGTATCTTCCGCGTTCTTGACAAAGCTTCCTCTGCTTCGGCTGCTGTAACCGGCGAGCCTGGTGGTTTCCAGATCAACCTGGGTTCCAACAAAGAGTATGATGCTCAGGCCCTCGTTGATGGTTTCTTCGAAGCTGCTGCCCGTCTCGACGAAGTGGCTGCTCCTAAGGACGGTCGCGTGGCTGTTCTGTCCCCCCGTCAGTATTACGCCCTGATCTCTCAGGTTGACACCAACATCCTCTATCGTGAGTATGGCAACACCCAGGGTTCGATGAACACTGGCGACGGCCTGTTCGAGATTGCTGGTATCAAGATCAAGAAGTCCAACAACATCCCCTTCCTTGGGAAGTATGGTTCGGCTTCTGGCACTGCTATTGACGCTGCTGCCGTTACCGGCGAAAACAACAGCTACGGTATTGCTTCTGACTTTACCAACAGCTGCGGCTTGATCTTCCACCGTGACGCTGCTGGCGTTGTTGAGGCCATTGGCCCCAGCGTTCAGACCACGGGTGCTGACACCAAGGTGATCTATCAAGGCGACGTTATCGTGGGCCGTCTGGCTTACGGTGCGGGCGCTGTGCGTGTTGGCGTTGCCGGTTCTTTCCGTAACGTTTGATCATTTTTTGATCTTTTAATAAAGGGTTGGCCTATTAAAGGTTGGCCCTTTTTTCTTTAATAACCTGTCCCGAACAATGACAACCCAACTCCAAGCTATCAACCAAATGTTGACCGGCATCGGGCAGGCGCCTGTGGTCTCGCTCGACATCGCTAACCCAGAGATTGCTACGGCACTTTCAATCCTTGATTCTGTTAACCGTGAGGTTCAAGGGGAAGGATGGCACTTCAATACTGAAGTAAACTACCCTTTTACTCCTGATGCTAATGGGAATATTTTTATTCCCGATAACGTTCTACAATTGTCAGACAACAAGAATGAGAACGTTCAACAGTATCAAACTGTAATCAGGAACGGTAAACTCTATGACAAGATTGAACACACCTACACCTTTCCAACAACTAGTCCCATCAAGTGTGATGTGGTGTGGTTGTTTGCCTTTGAGGACCTTCCCCAGGTCTTTCAAGACTACATCACCCAACGTGCTGCCCGTGTCTTTGCTGGTAGCGTGGTAGGATCCAAGGAGATGTTCCAGTTCAATCAACAAGACGAAGGTATCCTGCGGGCTAACTGTATCGCCTATGATACGGACACTTCTGCTGTTAATATCTTTGGTGTTGAGACTGGTCAGAATTTCTACATCTCTTATACCCCGTTCCGTACTATTGCACGATAATGGCAGCCGTCTCTCAGAAACTTGCTAATCTGGTTGGTGGTGTATCGCAACAGCCAGACACAGTTAAATTCTCTAATCAACTACGTACTTGCGATAATTATTATCCTGACTTTACAAGTGGCCTTGCCAAACGTCCTGGCCTTCAAGCCAAGGGTAAACTGGCTAATGCTGTTGATGATGGTACGTGGTTTCACATCTTTCGAGATGATAAAGAGAAGTACATCTTTCAATTTAGTAAGGCAGGAGCCCTTAAAATTTGGGATGCCAACAGTGGTCTTCAACAGACAGTCAATGCGGTAGCTGCTGAAGCTACCACGTATGCTGTTCATGATTCCTTTGATGATCTGGCTACCCTTCAGATCAATGATTACATCTTTATTCTTAATAGAACTAAGGTAGTAGCGCAAGGATCTACAGCTAGCTCCTCTTACAATCCATTTGGTTTTGTAAATATCAATACGGTCGCCTTCAATACTGATTACATTATCACGATTGATGGTATTAACTTCTCACATACAACTCCAAGCAATGCTAGTGGCAGTACACAGAATAGTGTACAAACTATCATCAATGCTCTTGTAAGTTCCATCAATGGTAATGCTAATTATGTAGCACAAGGTATTGGTAATAGTATCTTTATTCGCCGTGCTAATAATGCCGACTTCTCGCTAAAGGCTACTGGTGGTACTATTGGTACTGCCGTTGAAGCATTTAAGGAGATTGTTACTTCCGTTTCTCAACTGCCTCGTGAGTTCCTTTCTGATCGACGCATTAAAGTTGAGGGCACAGCTGAAAGTAACGCTGATGATTATTGGGTAGTATTTGTCCCTTCAACAGCTGGACAGACGAGTGGTGTTGGTCATTGGGAAGAAACCATTGCGCCTAGTACCATACTTGGCATGAATACCGAAACACTTCCTCACGTTGTTATTCGGGAAGCAGATGGTACGTTTACCTACCGTCAGTTAGACGAGGCATCAGCGATTGCTAGTGCTGGTACTACTGCTGTTACTGGCATTCCTACTGCTGTCAGCATCACCTCTGCAACCAGCGGTGGTCACGTTGTTGGTGAGGAGTTTGCTGCTATTGGTGGTACTGGTAAAAACCTCAGACTGGTTGTTGATAAAGTTAAGACTGTTACTATTGCCAATAGTTACGCTGCTAACTCCAGTAGTTATGTACGGCAAATTAGCACTCCAATTTATCAAGCTGTTTGGCGTCGAGAATCACGTTTAATTGGTTATGACACTCAGTACTATTGGTACCTTGCTGGTACTCAAATTGGTGTAACTAGTGATACTGATTTAGTTGTTGGCGACACTACTTATGTTGTTAATGGTAGTTTCCAAAACATCAACAATGAGACTAGAGCAGGAATTACTTCCGTTAAAGTAACCAACGGAATCATTGATGCTATCAGCATTGTTCAAGCTGGTCAAGGATATACAGCCACAAATGCTGTTTCTAATACCAGTGGAGACGCTTTCCAAATTACAACAGTTAACACCCAGAACCTTGAAGGTGATGAGGTCCGTCTTGAGTATTGGAAGCCCAGGACAGTTGGAGCAGCTGACACCAATCCAATGCCTTCGTTTGTAGGTAATACAATTGATGGCATCTCGTTCTTTAAGAACCGGATCATCTTCACGTCCCGTCAGAATGCCATATGCTCACAGGCAGGAGATTATTTTAATTTCTTTGCTAGCACCGTTATCACCATTGTTGATAGCGATCCAATTGATATTAGTGCCAGCAGTCTAAAACCTATTCGCTTTAAGCATCTATTGCCAGTCCCAAGGGGCTTGCTGTTGTTTGGTGATAATGCTCAGTATGTATTAGAAACAACTACTGAAGCCTTTGCTCCAAAGACTGCTGAGATTAACTTACTGTCAGCCTTCAGTCAATCTGATACTATTTCTCCAATTGACATTGGTCCTAGTTATGTTTTCCTTGAAGAAGGAGATAAAGCTACGGCTGTCTACGAGATGAATGTTGGAGATAATGTTGGAGGTAAACCAGCAGTTCAGGAACTTACTAGGCCCCTGCCTTACTATATTCCAGCTGCTATCAATAACTTTAAAGTTTCTCAGTCAGCTAATACGTTTGCACTACTAAGTAGGCAAGACCTAAAATCTATTTACTTTTATCGCTTCTTTAATGCTGGAGATTCTCGGGTATCAGCGTGGTTCCGATGGATCCTGCCTGGCACGGTTGAAAGCTTTGACTTTGACCAGGACATCATGTATGTTGTTACCAAACAAGGTAGCGGATACATTCTCAATACCGTGTCCTTATTGACAGAGACTCCAAGCCAATCACTTCTATTTGAAGGTGAGTATCTTGATGTTCGTCTTGATTACTTTGATTATAATCCAGTTCGTGTTTATAAATCAGCCACCGATACTACGCGTGTCTGCTTTAAAGATGGATTTAATAACTCAGAGGAACAACCAGTATTGATGTATCTTGATCCATCCATTGCCGGATCTTTTGAAGAACAAACACTTCAATATGATGCCTCTGCTCCAACAGGAGAAAAGTACTACCTAGTAGTTGATGGCAATCAAACAACTTCTAAGTTTGCCATTGGGTACAAGTATGAAGCTTCGGCTGAACTGCCTGCCTTCTATTATGTCAAAGCAGAAGGTAATAAGGATACAATTAACGTTCCACGCATTAGTCGTCTTAAAATCAACAGTTATAACTCTGGTCCGTATCGAGCCCTTGTTACTGCTGATGGACGAGATGACTTTTCTTTGAGTCTTCCGCAGATTCAAGCTAATAATTATTTAGCTGATAACATTCCACTTGTTCGGAATGCCCAAAGTACCGTCCCCATTCTTGCTAAGGGTGATCAGTTTAATTTTAGTTTAATTGCGGATAGTCCATTCCCAACGGCATTCACCTCCGTTACATGGGAAGGCACCTACAACAACAAAGGAATCCAAGTCGTATGATTTGCAAATCGCTGATCCACACCGCAAGCCGCTTAGACGCAATCTACGTGGCTGAAAACCTACAAGAGGATGACAGGCAGGAACTTACTGGTTTGGGTCACACTGACCATAATATGGCTGTGGTCCTGTCTGTCTATTACTCAGAGACTGCTGTAACCTTCTGGAACCCTGATGGAAATATCTGCGGGGTAGCGGGGGTATCCAGAACAGATGCCCATAGCGGAGCCATCTGGATGTTAACCACACCACATGTCCGCCCGTATCCAAAACTATTTTTTAAGGAGGCTAAGAAATGGGTCGAACAACAAACCTCCTATGAGATGTTACATAACATAGCCGACCCCCGAAACCGGATGCACATGAAACTGCTTCATATGCTTGGGTTTAAAAAGCTAGGTTATGTGACCACTCCAACCAATCTTACTTATGTTGAATTTGCTAAATTAACAAAATGTGTTTACCCGCCGCCGTCTTAATTCCAGCAATTGTTGGCATAGCCCAAGCTGGTTTGAGTGCCGTCCAATCTATTGGCGCTTATTCTGCTGAAAGACAAGCAGCAAAAGAATCTGAACGTGCCTATCAAGAGGATCGAAGACTTAATGCTGAAGCTGCTAACCGTGGCTATCAACAATCTCAAGCTCAACTAAAAGGAGAATTTGATCAAGCTACTGATAAAGCAAACGAACTTTCCAAACAACGTCTACAAGCACAAGGAACTATCCTAGCCTCTGGCCAGTCTGGTCAATCCATTGGTGGACTTCTTACTGATGCACAGCGTACTGAGGGTAAGGATTTGGCTACCCTTGGCATGAACCTTGGTTATGCTCAACAGGATTATTACTGGAGTG